GGAGGCCGCGCCCCTGTAGCCCGTGGCGGAGGCCGCGCCGCTGGAGCCCGTGGCGGAGGCCGCGCCCCCTTCGCCCGTGGCGGAGGCCGCGCCCCCTCCGCCCGTGGCGGAGGCCGCGCCGCTGACGCCCGTGGCGGAGGCCGCGCCGCTGACGCCCGTGGCGGAGGCCGCGCCGCTGTAGCCCGTGGCGGAGGCCGCGCCGCTGACGCCCGTGGCGTGCTCATGGTTCTCGGGCGTGGCCCGGGCGAAAACGTAGCGGATGGCCCGGTCGATCACCTCCGGCAGGCCGATCTCCGCCTTGATGGTGATCTCGGCGGAGGCGATCTTGGTGTCATCTCTGTGCCGCTGCGTCTCGCCACCCATATCCACGACGGCGAAGCGGCTCGAAGCCGGATCGTAGTAGTTGAACACGTCCAGCGGGTGCTCGCAGGCGTGGAACCCGGAGGCGCAGGCTTCGACCCTGCCCTCATGGCGGTAGGTCTCGCCGACCGCATACTGGAAGCCCCGGCAGCGGAAGTCGGCGTCGAAGCCCTTCACGCACTCGATGGTCTCGGGGGCCTCGGCCGGCTTGGACTTCTTCGCCATCGGTCTGTCTCTCCATCTGCTGCCCCGGCTCACCTCGGTGAGGGTCTGCGGCGGGCGGTGTGGGGAGAGTGTTACGTTTATCGTGACACTATGGCAAGGGGAAATGTCGCGTTTTTCGTAACGCTCATATCGCGCCATAGCGGCGCCTAGCGTAAGGTTGCCAGACTAATTCACGCCGAAGATGAAATGAGGGAGATCATGGGGACACCGGAAAGCGAGGAATTTCGACGCCTTGCCGCCAGCCTGAATGGGGATTCGCTGGCGATCCTGGCGCACGCCCTCGCGGGGGCGCTCAGCGCTGCTGCGCGGCCAGACTGCGGGCCAGATCCAGAACCGCACGCTGCTGTTCAACAGGAAGCGCCAGAAACAGGCGCTCCATGTCCGCAGCGATCGTTGGCCGATCGGAGATGAGATCGTAAAGCGTCACGCCGAGTTCGCGAGCGGCCCTGTCCAGCTTGATCAGGGCGGACGCTTCCTCGTTCTCCAGCCGAGAGATCGAGGCATTGGACGTGTTCAGCCGGCGGGCAAGCTCCCGCTGGCTGATTCCCTTGGCTTCCCGGATTTCCCGCAACCGCGTTTTCATGCCAGCGTTCTGCCCTGCCGGTCCGCATTGCGAAACACCTGAGGCAGAGCGTTACGAACTTCGTGACAAGTTTCGCTTGCGCCGCTGTTCCGTTTTTCGTAACAGGAGGTATGGACCGAACCAAGCATACGACCCTCGGCGAGTGGATGGACGAGAAGGGCGAGACCTGCGCCAGCGTCGCCAAGCGCCTCGGCACGACCCGCGCCACGGTCTCGCGCTGGCGCGCTGGCGTGTCGTTTCCGCGACGCGATGCGCTGGACGAGATTTTCAAGATGACTGGCGGCGTCGTGAGCGCCGACAGCTTCCGCAGCGAGGCGGCCTGACCATGCCCGGCCAGGCCGCCCCTCGCTCCGCTGATGTTCGCTGCATCGCACAGCAGCAACATGAGATTGGAGCCCCCAGCATGTCTTCCCGAAAGTTTTCCGGCCGCCGTGAGGCCCTGACCTATCGCCAGCACTTCGCCGCAGCGTGGAGCGAGTTCATCCGCGACAACTTCGAAAGCCCGGAGCACGCCGCGCACGTCTTCAAGGTCGACGGCAAGACCGCCACGAACTGGTGGGATGGCGTCAACGCGCCGTCCGGCTGGGTGGTCGGGCGCGCGGTGACGGACCCGGAAATGCGCGACGCCGCGCTCGCCGCGATCAGCGGGGCGCCGGCATGACCGTCCTGCGCGCAATCTTCACTGCCGAGATCATCGCCGCCCTGCGCTTGAGCGCGCTGGGCCGGTGGTGGGCAGAGCGCGCGGCCCGTCGCCTCTCTTGGGCGGCCGGTCGCCGGAAAACTTGCGGAAAGGTTTCTCGCGGCTCCGAAATCAACCTCGCCGAGCACGAGGAAGCCATGCGGGGGCGCTCCGCATGACCGCCCGCGTCCTGATCGGCTGCGAGACCTCGGGCGTGATGCGCCGGGCCTTCGCCGCTCGCGGCTTCGACGTGTGGAGCTGCGACCTGCTTCCGGCCGAGGACGGCTCCAACCGCCACATCACCGGCGACGTCCGCGACGTGCTGGGCGAGGGCTGGGATCTGCTTGTGGTGGCTCACCCGCCCTGCACCCGCCTCTGCAACAGCGGCGTGCGCTGGCTGACCACGCCGCCGCCGGGCCGGACCCACGCCGAGATGTGGGCCGAGCTGGAGGAAGGCGTCGCGCTGTTCTCCGCGTGCTGGCGGGCGCCGGTCGAGCGCGTGGCGGTCGAGAACCCGATCATGCACCGCCACGCCCGCGAGCGGATGCCGGCCGACCTGCCCAAGCCGCAGATCGTGCAGCCCTGGTGGTTCGGCGAGCCGTTCTCCAAGGCGACGGGGTTCTATACCCGCGGCCTGCCGGCCCTCACCCCCACCGACAAGCTTACGCCGCCGGCCCCCGGGACCGAGGAGCACAAGGCATGGAGCGCTGTGCATCGCGCCCCGCCGGGCCCGGACCGCTGGCGCTTCCGCTCCCGCACCTTCGAGGGCGTGGCAGCTGCCTGCGCCGATCAGTGGGGCGGAGCCATCAACACGAGGGCCGCGGCATGACCCCCCTCACCCAGACCCGGCGGGCAGCCCCGCTGGCAGGGGACGGCAACGGGAACCCCTCTCCCGGCGCCGTCCCTGATCCCCAAACCCTGGCCGCACTCCCCCTGTCGGGCCGGGGTCTGCGGGCGGCGCGCCCCTCCCTGCGCGTCGCCCGCTCCATCGACACCTCCTGCGGGGATACTCCAGCCGGGTTCGCACCGGTGAAAGGCTGCATGCGCCTCACGGCGTCAACCACGGTCCCGCAGGGGGCCGCCACGGCGGGCTTTCATAGCTCCGGGGAATGCAGCCACGCGACGCCCGCCGGGAGCGAGATCCCCGGCCCAAATCCCCGTCGCCTCGCTCCCGCCAGCCCCTCGGTTGCCGGTCCCGCGTCGGGCAACTGCGGCCGGTCTCTGAGGGACAGGGCCGGCCGCACCTTTATTCAGACGCGCGCCCCTGGCTCCTCCCTCCCGGCGGCGCGCGAGGCGGGGCACGGCTCCGGGGCAGCGGACCCCGTTGATGCCGGCCCCGCCGCCAATTCGGAGACCGTGTGATGCGCGTCGAACAGATAGGCGACTGCACGCTCTACAACGCCGACTGCATGGACGTGCTGCCGACGCTGGGGTCGGTGGATGCTGTGATTACAGATCCACCCTACTCGGTTTCGGTGGCCGGATCGACCGTCACCGGACGAAAGGGTAAAGGCACCCGCAACCTAGACTTTTTTAAGGGAGACACAGACTGGCGGGGAATGACCAGCATCGTTGGCGACGCGATGTCCCTTGCTATCCAGAAAGGTCCTCGGTCCTTCGTCGCCTGGTGCGGGCATCGGCAGATCGGCCGGATCGTGGACGAGTTGGAGGGCAGCGGTTTCGCGACGCGGCTCATCTATTGGCGGAAGAAGTGCCCCCCGCCATCGCCCCCCGGCGCTGGCTTCTGTTCGGCAGCGGAACATGCCGTCTATGGATACAAGCCGGGGCGGCAATGGAACGGCGGCCAGTATGAGCACAACGTTTTTGACGCCGACAGCTACCGTTTTGGCCAGCCCGGCAAGGTAGCCCATCCAACACAGAAGCCGTTCGCGCTCATCGCGTGGAATGTCCGCGTTCTGACCGATCCGGGCGACACGGTGCTGGATTTTTTCATGGGCTCTGGCACCACCCTCGTTGCCTGCGCCAAGCTGGGCCGCCGCGGCATCGGGATCGAGATCGACCCCGGCTACTTCGACATTGCCTGCAAGCGGATCGAGGACGCCTACAAGCAGCCCGATATGTTCGTGGAGCGCCCCGCGCCGGCTGAGCAGCTTTCCATGCTCGGGGAGGCGAAGTGATGTCTGCTCCCGTTCCTGTCCTGTGGCGCGGCGATCTGTATCCCAGCATCTCCGCCGCCGCCCGTGCCGCGAATGTCGCTCGCGAAGTCATGTGGCGCGCCTACTGCCGCGGGACCGCTGATCGTGCCGGGATGGGAGACAGGGGTCCGAGAGCGGCCGTACCAGTCGTCTGGCGTGGCGTGGATTTCCCTTCGCTCAACGCCTGCGCGTCCCATCTGCGCCGCCACACCAAGACCATCCGTAAGCATTGGCGGGCGGGGACGCTTGACAGCCTGGAGCGCCGCGAATGACCCGCTACGCTTTCGAGATCCCCGGCAAGCCCATGGGCAAGGGCCGCCCCCGCTTCGGCGGCGGACGCACCTACACCCCCGCGGCCACGCTCAACGCGGAGCAGTGGGTCAAGCACCACGCCTTGCAGGCCGGCGTCACCCCCATCGAGGGCCCCGTCCTGCTCGACATCACCGCCGTCGCCGCGATCCCGAAGAGCTGGACCAAGAAGCGCCGCGCCGAGGCCTTGGCGACCGGCTGGGACACCCGCAAGCCCGACGCAGACAACATCGCCAAGCTGATCGCGGATTCCCTGAACGGCATCGCATGGGCCGATGACGCCCAGGTCGCCCGCTGCGTGATCGACAAGCGCCTGTCCGCTGAAGGCTCGGAGAAGGTCGTCGTGATCGTGCGGGCGCTGAACAGCGCGCTCCCCCCCGACTTCACGGCGGACGTGGTGCGCGACGTCTCGGCGAAGAACGGCTGGACCGCCGAACATCCTGTGGATGCTTCTGGGGATACCTGAGAAGCGCCATCCATCCCCGTTCTTCACAGGCCGGGGATAACGCCTTTGTCGAGTAGACTGCGTGCAGAGCAGATCAACACGGGGAGACCCATGCAAGATAAGATCAAGATACGCCAGCACGAGTTCGACAACGCAGACGCGGCGGCGTCTTACTTCAACGTGTCGCGCCAGTGGGTTTTGGAGGCGCGCCGCCTTGGGAGGCTCGACCGGATCGGGCTTGGAAAGGGCGGCGGGCAGGCGACCAAGGTGGAGATCCGAGGGGAGTTCTACGACGGGTTCCGCAAGGCCGGTCAGGCTCTCGGGGTGAGCGCGCAAGCGGTTTGGTCCGCGGTTGAGTGCGGTCGGCCTGACGGAGCGGGCCTTGGCCGTCCGTGGGCCAGCCGGGGGCTGTCCGCATGAGCGAGTTCTACAAGATGGTGCCGGCCAAGTGGGACAACGCCACTGCGCACCTGACCCTAGAGCAGGAGGCCGCGCTCCTCCGGATCGTTAACGCGATCAACAAGAATGACGCCCCGGTCCCGAACGTGGACCGGGTGCTGGCGGGCCTGTTCCGGTCCTCGACCAGGAAGGCGCGGGCCCTCATCCGTGACCTGATCGAGGCCGGGAAGGTCTACGAGGAAAACGGTTTCCTGTGGTCCGAGAAGGCCCGCGAAGATGTCGTTTCGCGTTCGGTTCGCTCTCAACTCAATGCCGAAAGTGGCGCGAAAGGTGGGCGAACCAGAGCCGAACGCGCTGCTAAGGTCATGAAAGATAACGATCATGGCCAAGCGACCGCTTCAAGCAGAATAGAAGAGAAGAGAAGAGAAGAAAAAGGAGAAGCTAACGCTTCTCCCAAAAAGCAAGGCCGAGCCACTCGCCTTTCTGAGGATTGGTCATTGCCCATGGCCTGGGGTCGGTGGGCGCTTTCGGAGGGATGGCCAGAGGCCGTCATCCGGGAGCAGGCCGACACCTTCCGGGACTACTGGATTTCCGCATCTGGGAAGAACGCCACGAAGCTCGATTGGGAGGCGACGTGGCGGAACTGGATGCGGCGCGTTCCCAAGCATCACAGCAATGGAGGATCGAATGGAAGACGGACCCCAGTGGGTTCGGCAGACCCCGGCTTTGCCGACCGGCTCGCCCGGTGGGACGAGCTTGACGCCCGAGCGTCCCAGGCTCCCGGAAATCCCGGCTACGCCGACTTCGACGCTGATGGCGATGACGGATGGCGCTCCGCGGATGACCGCTGGTCGGATCGTCCGGGAGGTTTCGGGACTGTTGTCCCACTTCTTCAGGCCCGGGGAGGCTGACGAGGTGCGGGCTGTCGCGGAGAAGCATTGGGTTATGGCGCTGAGCGACCTGCCCGGCTGGGCAGTGAAGCAGGCGCTGGACGAGACCGCCGTGGAAAGCACCGTCCGCCCAACGCCTGCCGCTGTCCGCAAGAGAGCGATCCAGCACGCGGAGCCCTACAGCCGCGAGCTTACCAAGCGCAAGGCCGCGGAGGAAGAGCCCCCGCGCGCCGAACCTTCTGAGGAAAGCAAAGCCCGGATTGCCGCCCTGGTGCGCGGCGTGGTCGGGCGTGGAGGCTCCGATGCTGATTGAGACCCACATCTACGAGCGGTTCGCGGCGGACCTTCGCGCGGACTTCGGCGAGGATGACCAGCTCGTCGCGGACATGCTCGAAGGCGAGACCGACTTTCACGAGGTCGCCGGGGTTCTGCTGAAGGCCATGTTCGAGGCCGACGCGCAGGCCGACGCGAACAAGGCGCTGGCGCAGGAATACGCCGCGCGCGCTTCGGTTCTGTCGGCCCGCTCCCAGCACATCAAGGACAAGCTGGCGTCGCTGATGCGGGCGACTGGCCTGCGGAAGCTGCCACACGCACTGGCGACGGTGAGCGTCCGCGCCGTGGCCCCGTCCCTGATCTACGACGGCGAGCCGTCCTGCCTCCCGGAAGACCTGCGCCGGGAGAAGATCGAGGCGGACAAGACCGCGATCAAGAAGGCGCTGGAGGCCGGCCGCACGGTCCCTGGCGCGCGGCTGTCGAACGGCGGCGAAACCATCAGCATCCGGAGGGCCTGACCATGAGCATTCGCAAGCCGAACCAGATCGCGCCCGCTGTTCTTGGCGAGGGGGCCGCTGGCGTCCACCGGCGCTACCGGGACTACCACAACGCCGAGGCCGACCGCTTCACGGCGCTGGCTGACGAGTGCAGCGAGCCCGACGAGTGGTGGAAGCACTACCGGGACGAGGCGGTCCGCCACCGGCTCCTGGCGTGGGAGTGCGAGACGGAACTCGCGCTTCTCAGCGAGATGAAGGAGGCCGCGTGATGGACTTCGCGAAGATGATCGAGGCCGCTCGCGCCGAGAACGCGAACGGGATCGAGATGCGGCGGGGGAAGAAATACACCTCCGTCGCGGTGCGGGTGGAGATCTTCCGCCGCCACTGCGGGTCCGAACTCGGCGTCGAAACCGAGGTGATCCAGTGGGGCTCCGAGAAGGGCTCGCCCATCGTGGTCCGCGCCGTCGTCCGCGATACCGCCGGCAACGTTATCGGCTCGGGCTATGCGGAGGAGATCCGCGGTCAGGGCCAAGTCAACTCGACCTCGGCGCTGGAGAACGCGGAGACCTCCGCAATCGGCCGCGCATTGGCGTGCCTCGGCCTGTCGGGCGGGGAGTTCGCCAGCGCGAAAGAGATGGAGGCGGTGGACCGGAAGGCTGCCGCCCCCGCAGAGCCCGCCAGCGGGTCCCAGAGCGCCACCTCTCGTTCTCAGGCCACTCGGCAGGCTGAGAAGCAAGCCGGGGCTCCTGATGCAGGAAAATCGATTGCGCATGGCGAGCCTGTGATCGAACGCGCCAAGCGCCTCTACATCGATCTTCGCGACAACCCGGAGCAGCAGGCGGAAGCCCTCCGCCGGCAGGCTGATCTTGTCGAGGCGATCAAGCGTGAAGCTCCCGGGGCGTGGGCTGAGATCGAGAAGCTGATCAAGACCACGCAGGCCGAGCAGGCCGCTGCGAAGGAGGCCGCCGAATGACGAGGGCTGAGAAACTGCGGGCGCTCATGGACAAGGTTCGCGAGCGCGGGCCGATGACCGAGGCGCAGCGTCGGTCGTTCGTGGCCGCTGAGGCTGCCTTCGGCTCCGATGCTGACGAGGCCGCCTTCAATCGCGCGCTGGCGGATCGGGACTGGCCCGAGGTCGAGCGGCTGGAGAAGGAGGCCTATGACCGTGCCGCCGCCATCCTTCGCGCCCTCGCCGAGGAGGCCGCCGAATGACCGAGCAGTCCATCACGACGCAGCGCGCCCAGATCCGCGCCCACCTGGAGGCCGGCAACAGCATCACGCCCCGACAGGCTCAGGACCTGTTCGGCTGCGACCGCCTCGCCGCGCGCATCCACGAATTGAAGGGGGAGGGTCTTCCGATCCTCTCCGAGCGCCCGGAGGAAGGCCCCCGGTTCGCAATCTACAGCATCGCCAAGGAGGGCTGAGCATGCCCCGTTTCACGGTCGAAGTGAAGTTCCAGCAGGAACGGACGAAGGAGATCACGGTCTACGCGCGAGATGAGGCGGAGGCCGAGGAAAAGGCGTGTGACCGCGTGATGGCGTGGGACGAAGTGATCGACGCCGAAGCAATGAACGTGATGGAGGACTGATACCATGGAAGACGATTTCTCGACCACCACCGTTTCGGCCGGCCAGCTTCGCGCCATCGTGGAGCGCATCGAAACCCTCGAAGCCGAGAAGGCCGAGGTCTCGGAGCAGATCAAGGAGGTCTACGCCGAGGCCAAGGGCAACGGCTTCGACGCGGCGACCCTCCGCAAGATTGTGGCCCTCCGGAAGAAGCGGCCGGAGGAGCGCTCTGAGGAGGAAGCCATGCTGGAACTCTACATGAACGCGCTGGGGATGATCGCATGAGCAGCGTCAACAAGGCTGCCGTGTCGTTCTTGCGGCTGGTGAAGGACTTCTCTTCTGACAGCGAGTGCTGGGTGTGGATGGGCGCGTACAAGGGTAACGGATACGGGCACGCGACATATCTTGGAAAGAACATGGGGGCGCACAGGAAGGCATTCTTATTGTTCGTAGGCGATATTCCGTCCGGCATGGACGTTTGTCACCAATGCGACAACCGCTGGTGCGTAAACCCAAAGCATCTTTTCCTTGGATCTCGCCGCGAAAACATGGCCGACGCGATGGCCAAAGGGCGAACAGCCGGCGGCCGGCGCAAGCATCTGGTGGAATGGCAGCTCCAAGAAATCAGGCGGCGTCTCAATGCCGGGGAAAGACCATCAGAGGTTGCCGCGGCTCTCAATGTGAACGTTGGAACTGTTAGCAACATCAGCCGAGGGGTCAGCTATGAGCGGATCGGTTAATAAGGTCATCATCATTGGCAATTGCGCCCGCGATCCCGAAACGCGAAATTTCGCCAATGGGGGTAAAGTCTGCAACTTGACCGTAGTCACGAACGAGACTTGGCGCGACAAGCAGACGGGCGAAAGAAAAGAACGGGCAGAGTTCCACAAGGTTGCCATCTTCAACGAGGTCATCGCGAACAACGCCGAGCGCTACCTCAAGAAGGGCTCCAAGGTCTACGTCGAAGGCAAGCTGGAAACCCGGAAGTGGCAGGATCAGTCTGGCCAGGACCGCTACAGCACCGAGGTCACCATCCGGCCGTTCGGCGGGGAACTGACGTTCCTCGATCCAGCGGGCGGCGGGGAGGACCGGCAGGACAGCGGTCGCGGCTTCGCAGACCCCAAGCATGAGACGGCGTATCGAGGACAGGCCCCGGCTGACGACCTCGACGGCGACGATCTGCCCTTCTGAGGTGCAGCCATGACCGAAGATGACTTCTGCATCGTGGCCAAGTGGGACGAGAGGGGCGGGTTCTTCCCGCTCCGCTCCGCCCTCCGCCGCTGCCTCGATGCCTTCCGCCACGGCGAGAGCCTGATCCTGACCATCGAGCGGCAGCGCTCCATGGCAAGCCACCGCCACCAGTTCGCCCAGATCCGCGACATGTGGGCGAACATCCACGAGGATGACGCCGACCAGCCCTGGGCGGCGAACCCGGAAGCCTTCCGGAAGCATGCGTTGATCGCCACTGGCTACCGGGTGGTCAACACCATCGACGCCGGGTCGAAGGCCGCGGCCGAGCGGATGGCGGCGGCGATCCCGGCCATGCACCGGGAATACTGCATTGCCAGCGTTCAAGGCCCGCTTGTGATCGTCGCCACGGCGGAGAGCCAGAGCGTCCGGTCGATGGGGGCGCAGCGGTTCCAAGCATCCAAGACGGCGGTGCTCGACTGGTGCGAGGCGCGGGTCACGGGGGAGGTCGCCGCATGAGCACTTACCGGAAGCGGTTCTTGGATGGAACCGAGCATGACGTCTACGAGGTCCTGATCGCGTTCGGCGTCACCTGCCCGGCCTGCCAGCACGCGATCAAGAAGCTTTTGGCCGCCGGTCAGCGCGGGTCCAAGGGCAAGGCGCAGGATCTGAAGGAGGCGGAGGCGTCGGTCGCCAGAGCGCGGCAGATCGAGGAGGCCCTGCGCGAGCGGGCAGAGCGGGAGGCGGCTGCATGAACCCGAAGCTTCGCCAATCCGCCCGCGGCCGGGAATGCACGCTCCGCCTCGCCGGGGCCTGCAATCGGAATCCTGAAACCACCGTTCTGTGCCACGTCAAGACCGGCGGCATGGGGCGCAAGTGCCCCGACACCGCGGCGTTCTTCGGGTGCAGCGATTGCCACTCGATATACGACCGAGCGGACAGCCGGTGGATGGACTACGGGCAGGATTACCTCGCCGCCCAGGCTCTCCGGGCCTTGGTCGAGACCCACGAAATCTGGAAAACAGAGGGCCTGCTCAATGCTTGACGCATCTCCCCGCATGTCCCCGCTCACCCACCGACAGGCGCAGGCCATGCGCGCGATGGGGATCGCGTATCTCGAAAAAGGCAATACGCCAGCTTCCGCCCGCACCGTCGCCCGCCGGATGCCCGACAAGGACGGCGGCTCAGCCCCTCTAAGCGCAGCGCACAGCGCGCTTCGGATGCTCAAGGCCATGGGGCTGGTTCAGACAGCCGGCGGCTTGTCCAAGGACCGAGCGATCCTGTGGCAACCCACGGAGCGGGGGCGGCGCTGGCTGATCGGCCATGTGGCCTGGAGGATCGCGGCCGACCGCCGCGCGCACCCCGCATCCTGACCCCACCCCGAGCAGAACGAGAGGCAGGACAATGACCGAGCAGAACGACATGGACGACGCCCCGCCGCCGCGAAAGAAAGCCCGGCCGAAGCTGAAAGACTGGGCTGACCGGCCGCCCGTCTCCAGCGACTATCCCAAGGGCTCAGAGGCCCTGGAGTCCTTCCTGCATCTTCGGGGGTATTCGCGATGACCAGCGTCGCCGAAACCCGCCGCCGCAAGGCCGCTGCCCGCGAAGCCAAGGCCGCCGGCATCCTCCCCGACCGGGAGCCCAACGGCCGCGCCACCCGCAAGGAAGCCGACGCCGCCGTCTCGGTCGTGGCGGAGCGTCGCTGTCGGGAGCGTGGCATCGCTCCAACCGCCGCCAACCGCAGGGCCGTTCTCGATCCGAACGAAGGCTTCATGCTCGGTCGCCTATACATCCGCGGCATGTTCGGAAAGCCGGACGAGGACAAGGCGAAGGCCTTCCTCGGGGCTGGCAAGCGATACGCCGCCGTCGAGCAGGCTTACCGCCTCGCCAAGGGCCTGCCGCCGAGGTCAGCTCAGAGCGCATCCTACGGGGCTGTGAGGGGAGGGTCTGAAAACTGGGACCCTGACAGCCGGAAGGCCGCCATGGCCGCTCACGCCTCAGCGCAAGCGGTCCTGCGGGAATGCGGTCCGCACGTCCTGCCTTCGGTCGAGGACGTCTGCTGCGATGACCGCCTGCCCCACAGCGGGGCGGGGCTCCTGGCGGGACTGGAAGCGCTGGCGGAGCACTTCGGGATGCAACAAAAGGCTTGACGACAGACCGTAGGTCTGAAAATGTCATATCCGGAAACTGCGGTTTCTTGCGAGAAGATGAAACGCCCTGCCCTAACCGGCGGGGCGTTCGCGTTTGAGGAGGGCCGCACATGCCGATCATCACCTGCGCCGGCGGGACCTTCAACCTCCGCAACCTGTCTGCGGGCTGGATCGACTACGCAGACGGGACCTACACGAGTGGCTCGCCGCTCGCGCTCTCCGGCAACACCGACACGCTGCTCCCCAACGACGGAGCGACGGTCCGCGGCATCGGTCGTCCTCTCGACGTGTTCTACGACGGGACGGACCAATACATCCGCTCCACGAACCTCGACAAGCAGCCCGACGTCCACATCCTGCCCATCAGCGGCTGACAGGAGGCGAGCATGACCGTCGCCATCAACTTCGGCCGGGACCTCTACACTGGCGCCCCGCTCTTCGTGCCCCGCTCCGGCGCCTGCGAGGTGATGACCGCCACCACCGGAAGCGCGAGCTTCACGGTCACGGCCCGGAAAGACGAGCACGCCAAGATCACCAACACTCACACCGCTGCGGTCTATGTGAACGTCAACGCCGACGCGAGCCCCACGGCCTTCGTCGCGCTGATCCCGGTCGGCGCGGTGGACTACATCCCCAAGCTGGGCGAGGGCGACGTGATCCACGTCGAGGCCGTGGCCTGATGCTTCGCGTCGCCGCCGGTCAGACCGTCTCTCGCGTGGTCACCGTGGCCGGTTCCGGCTCCCTCGCATCCGAGACGTTCACGGCCTACGCCCTCGATCAGCAGGCCCGCCCGCTGGAGGCGACCGTCGCCATCACCAACGCGGGAACCCGTGAGATCACCATCACCGTGGCCGCCACGGACTGGGTTTCCGGCAACGGCGGCTTCGGCCGGCTGGAGGTCATCATGGATGACGGCGGGGTCAAGTCGCAGGTCCACGCCGAGCGCATCCGCATCACGCCCGGCATGAGCGTCCGGCGCACGCTTCCGTTCGCTTACGCCTGAGGGAAGAAATCAAGAGGAAATCAAGTTGACCCGACATGGCGGACACAGGGCCGGCGCGGGTCGGCCCAAGGGCGCGACGAACCAGAAGACCAGGCAGCGGCGTGAAGCGGCCAACGGTGAAGGCATTACGCCGCTTGAATATATGCTGAAGGTCATGCGGGACGAGGCCGCCGAGCAGTCTGAGCGCATGGACGCGGCCAAGGCTGCGGCGCCCTACGTTCACGCCCGCCTCGCGGCCATCGAGCACACCGGCGAGATGGTCCAGCGCGTCGTTTCCGAGAAGCCGATGACCGCGGACGAGTGGGCGGAGCGGCACGCGGACGAGGGATGAGAACCGAAACCGTCTGGGCGCCGCAAGCCGGGCCGCAGCACGCGCTCATGGAATGCCCGCTTCCGCTGGTGTTCTTCGGCGGGGCTCGCGGCGGCGGGAAGACGGACGGGATGCTCGGGAAGTGGGCCGCGAAGGAGGCCCGATACGGCGAGGGCTTCAACGCGATCATGTTCCGGCGGACGACGGTTTCGTCCGAGGACGCCATCGAGCGGAGCAAGCAGCTCTTCCTCCCGCTGGGGTGGAAATACAACGAGAGCAAGCTGTCGTGGCGCGGCCCGAGCGGCGGGCGCATCGCCTTCCGCTACCTCGACAAGGTGACGGACGCCGACGAGTGGCAGGGGCGAAACCTCAGCGACGCATGGATAGAGGAGGCCGGGCAATACGCATCGCCGGCTCCCATCGACAAGCTGTTCGGCGTGCTGCGCTCGGCTGGAGGTGTGCCGATCCAGATGGTCCTTTCGGCCAACCCTGGCGGCCCTGGGCAGACGTGGATCAGGGATCGGTTCGGGCTTCACCCGTTCCCGAGGAAGCCGGCGCTTCGCCGGGTGAAGATCAACGAGGGCGAGATCGACGCGGCGGTGATCCCGTCGCGCATCACGGACAACAAGGCGCTCCTGGCGGCAGACCCCGGATACGTCGACCGGCTCAAGATGGTCGGCGCGGCCGAGCTGGTGCGCGCTTGGCTGGATGGCGACTGGAGCGCCATTGACGGAGCCTTCTTCGCCGAGTGGGACGAAAAACGGCACGTTCTGCCGCGCTGGAGCCCGCCGGAAGATTGGATGCGGTTCCGGTCTATGGACTGGGGCTTCGCGGCGCCCTTCTCGGTCGGCTGGTGGGCGGTGGCGAGTGACGATACGCAGTTCGGCGGGCAGACGATCCCGCGGGGCGCGATGGTTCGATACCGCGAGTGGTATGGCGCGACCAAGCCGAACGTCGGTCTCCGCATGACGGCCGAAGAGGTCGCGGACGGCATCAAGGAGCGCGAGAAGGGCGAGCGCATGTCCTACGGGGTGATCGACCCCGCGGCCTTCGCCGAGGACGGCGGCCCTTCCATCGCGCAACGGATGATCCTTCGGGGCGTCCACTGGAAGCGCGGCGACAACAAGCGCGTCGCTGGGCGCGGACATATGGGCGGCTGGGATCTGATGAGGTCCCGCCTCCGCGGCCAGGACGGGCGGCCCATGCTCTTCGTGACCGAAGCCTGCCGGGATTTCATTCGAACCGTCCCGACGCTGCAACACGACCCGAACCGGGCGGAAGACCTCGACACCGACGCTGAAGACCATGCGGCAGACGAAGCGCGCTACGGCGTGTCTTCCCGCCCGTGGATCGCGACGCGCGAGACGGTCGACCGGACGACACGCGATTACACCGACCCGGACGACGAGGGGGGCGACGATTGGAAGACGCTGTGACCCCCGCGAAGGCGAAGCCTGACGCCGTGAAGCTGGAGGAGGCCAAGCGCCTCTTTCTCGAAAGCGAGACGGCGACGCAGCACGCCCGCGACCTGGCGCAGCGCGACCGGGACTACTACGACAACTGGCAGCTCACGGACTCGGAGATCGCCACGCTGCGGGCGCGAGGACAGCCGCCGGTCGTCATCAACCGCATCAAGCGGAAGGTGGATTGGCTGCGCGGGCTGGAGGCGCAGAAGCGCACCGATCCTCGGGCCTTCCCTCGCACGCCGCAGCACGAGCGGGATGCCGAGTCCGCGACGGATAGCATCAAGTTCGTCTGCGACTCCGACGACTTCGACGGCAAGGCGTCCTCGGTCTTCGAAAACATGCTGGTGGAGGGCTTCGGCGGGATCGAGGTCTCGCACCGGGTCGCCCGTGATGCGCAGGGCAACGAGCGGGTGGATGTCGCGCTGAAGCGCTGGCCGTGGGATCGCCTGTTCTTCGACCCGCACTCCCGCGAGCCGGATTTCAGCGACGCCCGCTATCTCGGCGGCGTCATCTGGCAGGATCTGGACGAGGTGAAGGCGGCCTATCCCCAGGCCGCGGCCGATCTGGACGGAAACCTGCGCGGTGAGGTCGGCGACACCTACGACGACCGGCCGAAGTGGGTCACCTACGTGTCCAGCGACCGCGCCCGCGTCCGGGTCGTGCTGCTGTGGCGCAAGGTCAAGGGCGTGTGGAGCTACACCCTGTTCTGCGGCGGGGCCGTGCTGGAGGAGGGCGATAGCCCTTACATGGACGAGGACGGGAACAGCACCTGCCCGCTGATCCTTCAGAGCACCTACGTCGACCGCGAAAACCGGCGCTACGGCATCGTCCGCGAGATGATCGACGTGCAGGACGAGATCAACAAGCGCCGCTCCAAGGCCCTGCACCTGCTGACGCAGCGCCAGACCTTCGGGCGCAAGGGCGTGATCGACAGCGTCTCTGCCCTGAAGCGAGAGATGGCGCGGCCAGATGGCCATGTAGAGTTTTTGGACGGGGTCTACGGCCAAGACTTCGGCATGCTGAACACGACGGACCTGGCCTCGGGTCAGCTCCAGCTCCTCCAGGAGGCCAAGAACGAAATCGACGGCATGCAGGCGTCGGGCGCGCTGTCCGGCGACACCGGCGAGAGCACGTCGGGCCGCGCCGTCCTCGCCCGCCAGCAGGGCGCCATGGTCGAGCTGGCCCCGATCTTCGACCGCTACCAGTCGTGGAAAAAGCGGGTCTACCGCGCGATCTGGAACCGCATCCGGCAGTTCTGGACCGAAGAGCGGTGGATCAGGGTCACGGACGACGAGCGCAATATCCGGTGGGTGGGCATCAACCAGCCGATCACGCTGGCCGACGCGCTGCGGGAGATGCCGGAGGAAGAGGCCATCATGCAGGCCCGCGCCCTCGGGCTGGTTCCGGATGATCCTCGCCTCGGCATGGTCGTGGGCGTCAAGCAGGAGGTCGCCGGGCTCGACGTTGATATCATCCTCGACGAGGTTCCCGACGCGCTGACGCTCCAGGGCGAGACCTTCGAGGCCATCGCGAACCTCGCGACCTCGGGCATGGTCCCGATCCCGCCGGAAATGATCGTGGAACTGGCCCCCGGCCTGCGCCGCGACCGCAAGGACAAGCTCCTGGAGCTGATCCAGCAGCGGCAGGAGATGGAGGCGCAGGCCCAGCAGCAGGGCGCGCCGCTGGCCGAGCGCGAGGCCGTCGCCAAGATCGAGAAAGACGAGAGCATCGCGCTCAAGAACGTGGCCGACGCGCAGGCGAAGGCGCGCGAGGGCGTGCAGGCCATTCCGCAGTTCGTGCCGGGCGGCAACGTCGCGGCGGGCTGATGGTCAGCCTTGAAGCGATCCTAGGCGACGCACCGGCCATCAAGCCGGTGCGCATCACCCGAATGCAGACCCACGCAGAGCGGGAAGCCTATGCCGCCGAGGCGCGGGCTCAGATGGACCTGATCGACCAGATGCCGGCGACCCATCGCCGGCTCATTCATGAGCACGGCTTGGTCCGCGCCCTGCACATCATCACGGGCTTCTGAGCCCCGGCGGTAGAGCCCCCGGCTCCCGCACAGGAACCCCGGTCGCCGCGGGAAAACGGGCGGAGCGTGTCGCCGACGATACGGGCGGTTCGTGCAGCTTCCGACGAGACGGGAAGGCAATCCAATGAGCGATGTGAACCTTGCGGACGTGCTGGGCAGCCAGCGCGAACCCGAACCCATGCCCGACCCCGTGGGCGAGCAGCAGCCGGCCGACGCGCCGGAAGCCACTGCGTCCGAGGGGCAGGAACCTGTGCAGGAGCAGGCGAAGGAGCCGGAACCGGCCCCCGAGCCCGCAAAAGAGCCGGAAGCCAAGCCCGAGAAGGCCGAGCAGTCCGTTCCCCTCGCCGCCATGCTGGCGGAACGGGATCGGGCGCGCGACCTCGAAGCGCGGCTGAAGGCGATGGAGGCCGAGCGTCAGCCGAAGCAGCCGGAAAAGAGCCCGGACGTCTTCGATGACCCCGACGCCTACACCAAGCACATGCAGGCCCAGATCCGACAGGCCACGGACAACGTGCGCCTCGACGTTTCGGAGCAGGCAGCCCGTTCCCAGTTCGGCGACGACGCGGTGGAAGCCGCGTTCAACGCCATCGCCGCGAACGGGCAGGTGGCCGACCGGGCCGCGTATCAGGCCATCATGGCCGAGCGCAGCCCCTACCACGCCCTCGTGAAATGGCACCAGAAGACCGAGGCCATGAAGGAGATCGGGGAAGACCCGAACGCGTGGAAGACTGCCCAGCGGGAAGCGATCCGCAAGGAGATCGAAGCCGAGATGGCGGCGAAGCAGGTTCGGCAGCAGCCGGCGCCTCCTCCGTCGCTCGCGGACCAGACGAGCGTCGGCAGCGCGGCGGGAGCCCCGACCGCGCGACCCAGCCTGAGCAGCATCATCGGGCGCTGACGCTCCTTCCCTAGGAGCACTACATCATGGCTGACACCCGTGCAGCGACCGGGCTTACCGTCCAGCAGTGGGACGATAAGTTCTTCTCCGAGTATTTCCAGGAGAACCGTTTCAAGAGCGAAATGGGGACCTCGGAGAACTCGGTCATCCAGGTCAAGGAAGACCTGACCGGCAAGAAGGGCTCGGCGGTCACGTTCGCCCTTCTGTCCCGCCTGACCGGCGATGGCGTCACCGGCACGCAGCGGCTGGTGGGGAACGAGGAGGCCCTCGGGTCTCGCTCCTACCCGCTGACCGTGACCGTGCGCCGGCACGGCGTCGTGGTCCCGGAGCAGGAGCAGCAGTATTCCGCCATCGACCTGCGGAACGCCGCCCGCTCCGCGCTCATGGACTGGGCGCAGGAGGACACCCGTGATCGCATCATCCAGGCGATGATGTCGATCAACGACGTGGCCTACGCCTCGGCGTCGGAGGCGCAGAAGGACGCCTGGCTGGCGGACAACGCCGACCGCGTGCTCTTCGGCGCGGCGAAGTCGAACAACTCCGGCAACGACCACTCGGCGTCGCTGGCGAACATCGACGGGACCACCGACGTGCTGACCGCAGGCGCCCTGTCGCTGATGAAGCGCATGGCCCTGACCGCCTCGCCGAAGATCCGGCCCATCCGTTCGGAGCAGTCCGGCCGCCGGTTCTACGTCTGCTACGTGACCCCGCTCCATATGCGGGACCTGAAGGCGGACGACACCATCATCAACGCCCAGAAGGACGTCTCGCTGCGTATGCAGAACGAGAAACTGTTCATGGGCGGAGATGTCGAGTGGGACGGGATCATCGTCAAGGAGATCGACGATATCCCGGTGATCGAGGGTGTCGGCGCGGGCGACATCGACGTGGCCCCGGCGTTCTTCTGCGGCGCGCAGGCCCTGGGCTACGGAATCGTCAGCCGCTGGCGGTCGATCCAGTCCAAGGAAGACGACTACGGCGACAAGCCCGGCATCGGCATCAAGGAGTTCGGCAACTTCGCGAAATTGCGATTTGGGGCTGGGTCTGATGACACTGACGACCCGAAGGATCACGGTCTACTGACTGGTTATTTCGCAAACGTCGCGGATTCCTGATATCACTACTTAGCGCTGGCCGGGTCTTCGTGGTCTGGCCAGCGCTTGTTGTTGATTATCCGTGAGACATGCCCCCGGGCTATGCCGATTTTCTGAGATATCGCGGCATGGGTCATGCCTTCAGAGCGGTGAAGCCGCCGGATCTCGCGAACGGTATCCCAGTCGAGGATGGAGAGATGGTGTCGCTCCCCGCGCACCGTGCTCTTGTTCGCGACGCGCCCAAGCTCGGCGTATGCGTGCCTATGGTTCTCGCTCTGGGTGACTGCCTCCAGGTTCTCCAGTCGATTGTCCAGTGGGCACCCATTTTTGTGGTTGATCACCAACTTGGGCTGGATCGGACCGACAAATGCCCCCTACACCAGTCGGTGGGCGAGATGTCGCCGAGCCTTGGAGTTTTGGCAAAGGCAGAACTGCACGTAGCCTTTGTTGTTTATCTGAGGGCGCAACAAACGACCAACCTTCGCGCCATGCCCGCCACGAGTTCGGCGGACACGGCCATCGTCCGAGACTTCATAGCAAGTCTCAAATCCGAGTACGGGCTTCCAATTATCCATGCTCCAAACATGGGTAGCGAAGTTCTATATTCAAGGAGAAACGGTCATGGCCGTTGAGAACCTGACGGCGACGCGCCGTCATCCCATCGCGATGACGACCGCCAACGCGAACCAGGTCCCCAAGGACGCCAACATGGTGGCGGTGTGCAGCACCGTCGAAGTCACGGCCGCCGCCTCGGCGACGTCGACCTACACCATGGGCCGCGTGGCCTCGGCGGCGCGCATCATGCCGCTGTCGACGCTCTACTGGGACGATCTGGCCTCGACCGGCGCGCCGACGCTGGACATCGGCTTCGCTGCGGACCCGGACGCGCTGAACGACGGGCTGGACGCGGCTACGGCCGCCAGCTCGGCGGGCGTCTTCAAGGCGGCCAACATCGCCAACGTCGGCCTTCCGGCGTGGCAGCTCGCCGGCCTGTCCTCGGACCCCGGCGGCTTCCTCGACGTGATCGTGACGCTGGCCGACGCGGACGCGAACACGGGCGGCACCCTGTCCATGGTGCTGATCTACACCGTCGACAACTGAGCAGCGGGGCGGGGCTTCGGTCCCGCCCTCCTTTTCGCAGGAGGCATCCCATGAAGGCGCGCTTCATCGGCAACGGCCAGAACGACCCCGAGGCGCTGACCTGGGGCGGCGTGACGTTCCCCCTCGGCGAGGCCGTGGAGGTCCCCGAGGCGCTGGCTGGCCGCATCGCGGGCAATTCGCACTTCGAGGTGGTGGGCGACGAAGACGGCGACGGGGACGTGGACCGCGACGATCTGCGCGCCACCGCCGAGGGGCTGGGAATCGAGGTGGACGGCCGCTGGGGCGAAACCCGGCTGAAGCGCGAGATCAAAGCGGCGGAGAAGAAGGCCGCCAAGGACGCCGAAGACGATGGCGAAGAGTGAGCTGGACGTCGCCACGCGGGCGCTGCGGCTGATCGCCGTTGCGGACGTGTCGGAAGACCCCTCCGCCGAAGATGCGCTCGTCGCGACCGAGACGTATGCCGCGCTGCTGGAAGAGCTGTCCGAAGACCACGGCATGGCTTTCGAATGGGCGGCGTCGGCGACCCCGGATCGGCTCTGGCTGAACCTCGCCGGACTGGTGGCGGAGCGCATCGCACCGATCTTCGGCCGGGCCTACGACGGTCGGCGCGACATGGCCCGGCTTCGGGCGCAGGTCTTCCCCGACGACCGGGTGGAGCCCGTGCAGGTGGAGCACTTCTGATGCCGCTGGAGAACGCCCTTGGCGCGCTGCGCGACCTGACGGACGCGGCTTCCGAGCGCTGGAACGCGCTGATGGAGGCCGTGCCCACGGGCGCCGAGCGCAGGGCGTGGCTGGACCGACAGGATGCGGCCCTGACGGACGCGGTGCGCTACTACGGCGGGCCGGCGGCGGAACCTGCGCTGAATGCGCTGACGCTGGCGGGCGAAATGAGCGACGCGGCAGACGTGCGGGACTACTACGACTACGGCGGCCGGGCCGCGAACGCGCTGATGCAGGGCGACCTCTGGCAGGGCGCGCAGGACGCGGCTCAGGCCGGGGCTGCGGGGCTGGCCTCCTTCATGCCTGGCGTCAGCGCCTCGGGGCTCCAGGCCGGCACAGGAGCGGCCCTGGGCATCTTCGCAGGGGTGAAGGCGGCGAACGCGCCGACCGACATGCTGCGGCGGGCCGAGGAGATGACCGCGGCGGGGGCGAACCGGGACGACGTGTGGCGTGAGACCGGATGGTTCCAAGGCGTGGATGGGAAGTGGCGCTGGGAGATCGAAGACAGCGACGCTTTCCTTGAGAGCCCCGCGAACGCGCCGGAGGGGTTCCAGCGACTTCAGCATGACGATCTTCAGGACGCCTATCCTGAGATGTGGGCCAAGACGCAGCAGAGCATCTCGGATCGTCCGATTTCGGGGCAGATGGAAGGGGCCGCGGGCTACTACCAGCCCGATATCGGCGCGGTGGTGGTTGGTCAGCCGAATGCGCAGGCTCGCCGCTCGACGGCGCTGCACGAGTTCCAGCACGCGGTTCAGCAGCAGGAAGGGTTTGCCAGCGGAAGCAGCCGTTCCGCCGCTGAGCGCGACATGCGGCTTGCTCAAGAGGCTGATCTTGCTGCTTTCCGGGAGCGGAACCCGTCGCTTGCGAGCCTGCTGAACGCCAGGGACCGGGCCGCGGAGTCGCTGGCCGAGCGGTATGGCCCCAACTTCTCGGATGTCGCCCCGGAACAGGATCTGAGGATCTGGGAAAACCTTCTGGAGAAGGTCGAGCGTCACCCGAAATTTGACGAATATTGGAAGATCGAGACCGCTTCTGTCGGAGATCCCTTGGATCTGTATCGCCGCACCGCAGGCGAAGTCGAAGCCCGTAACGTCCAGGCCCGCCGCAACTTCGCCCCCGAGTATCGCCGCGAGACGCCCCCGTGGGCGACGCAGGACGTTCCCGATGACGAGCAGATCGTCAGGATGCTGCGCTGATGCCCCTTCTCGCCTTCGCCCGCCAGAGTGCCGGGACCGAGTTCGCGGAATACTCTGGCGAGCGCCTTCTGAACTTCTTCGCCGAGCCATTCCCCGACGCCGGGACCGGCCGCCTGATCCTCGCCCCTTCCCCCGGCTTGACCGCTTTCGCCAACCTCTCCACCGGTCCGGTGCGCGACATCTACGTGCAGGCCGGCATCGCCTACGCCGCGAGCGACGGCAGCCTCTACCGCATCCGCTCCGGCGGGGCCGTGACGAACCTCGGCGCCATCGTGGACGATCCGACGACGACCATCACCGGGAACGGCTTCGACGTCGCGGTGGCGGCTGGCGGCAACTACTACGTCTACAACATTGCGGACGAGACGCTGGCCGAGGTGGCGCCCGGGGTCTTCAACAGGACCGAGAGCGTCACCCGGCTGGACAACTACATCATCCTGAGCGAGCGCGGGGGGCAGCGGTTCGCCATCACGGCGCTGGCGGACGCGAGCACGATCGATGCACTGGACTTCGCCTCGGCCGAGAGCGCGCCGGACGACGTGGTGCGGGTCCACGCCGACCACTCCGAGTTGTGGTTCTTCGGGACCGAGACGGTGGAGGTCTTCGGCAACACCGGGAACGCGGACTTCCCGTTCCAGCGCCTGAGCGGCGGCGTGATCGAGCGCGGCTGCGCCTTCGGGGGCTCCGTGGCGAGCGACGACAACTCGGTTTTCTGGGTAGGGGACGACCGGCTCTGCTACCGGGCGCAGGGCTACACGCCTTCGGTCATCTCGACGCCGCCCGTCTCCCGCGCGCTCCAGGAGACTGAGGGAGATATCTACGGCTTCACCTTCACCTGGCGCGGCCACAAGAGCTACTGCCTGCGGTTCAGCGACCGGCCGGCGTGGATCTACGACATCGCCACGAACCTGTGGCACGAGCGCGCCACGGGCACGGAAGCCCCGCGCTGGATGGCGCTCTGCGCAGCCCGGTTCGGGTCGGAGACGCTGATCGGTGGGCGCGACGGCACGGTCTACACTCTCGGCGGGGTGACGGACGGCGGCACGGCGATGCTGCGCGAGGCGATTTCCCTGCCGCTGGAGAACGGCGGGGATCGCTTCAGCCTTCACGAGCTGGAGCTGTCCTTCAAGACGGGCGCCACGGACTTCGACGACGCAACGGCCGTGCTCCAGATCAGCAAGGACGGGCGGGAATGGGGCCTTGAGCGGGAGCGACCGCTGGGCAGCATCGGCAACTACCTGAAGCGGGTCCGCTGGCACGGGCTCGGGAACGCCCGGCAGTTCCGGGCCAGGGTTCGGATCACGGACCCCATCGACGTGGCGATCTACGGGGCGAAGGTGAGGGCGGGATGACGACCCTGATGCTCCCGCCGATCCCTTACCAGTGGCGCGGCGACCGGGACATTCTGGCGTTCGTGAACGGGCTGGTTCTGGCGGTCGGCGGGCCGGGGACCATCGTCACGCCGGGAGATGGCGACAACGCCCTCGCGCCGACCTCGGTCCCTTTCTACGTAGCCGCCTCCCTCGCCCCTGTTTCGGTCGCCGCTGCGGCTGTTGAAATCCAGCCCGTTGCGCCCCCCAGCCGCGACGGCGCTCCTCTTGATCCCGTGGCCTCCTGCGGCTGCGACAACGGCGGATTGGAGCCGGTATGAGCAAGGTTCTCCTCTACGCGGGCCAGCCCTCGGACTCGCTCGGGACCATCGTCGCTTCGGCGGACGTAACCCGGACCATCGACGCGGCGACGGTCTGCAACCCCACGGCTTCGGCGGCGACCCTGACGCTGCACATCGTGGCGAGCGGGGGCACGGCCTCCGCCGCGGACAAGCTGTATCACGAGCTGTCGGTGGACGCCGGAGCGACGGTCCCGCTCACGGGGCTGGTGAACCAGTGCCTGGCGCGCGGAGCGACGGTGCAGGCCGTGGCCGGGACGGCTTCGGCGCTGACGCTGACGATCAGCGGGCGCACGCAGGGATGACGACCATCGCCTATCGCGACGGGGTGATGGTCGCGGACACGGGCTGCTGGGACGGCGACACCTATGTCGGAGAGGTCGTGAAGGCGATCCGAACGTCGGCGGGTGCTCTTGTCGGCGTCTCTGGCAGCGCGGCCGATGCGGGCCGTGTGTTCGCATGGGCGGAGGGAGGCGCGGACGGCCCGCTCGAGATCAAGAACGGAACAGAGGCGCTGCTTGTGTCTCCGGAGGGGGCGATCAGCTTCATTGAGACCGAGGGGCGTCCCGTTCCGATCAAGACTGAGTTCGCGGCGACCGGCTCCGGGACAACTATCGCCATCGGAGCCATGGCCGCTGGCGCGAGTGCGGAGCGGGCGGTCGAGATCGCGGCGCAGCGGGACGCGCACACCCGCGGGCCGTTCACGGTTCTGAGGCTGGCCCGATGACCATCCGCCGCGCGACCGCCGAAGACCTGCCGCGCATCGTGGAGATGGGGCGGGAGAACTATCGACGCGTCGTCGGCGCAAGCGGCTTCGACCCGGAGGCGACTGCCGCCACGGTCGCGCGCATGATCGCCTCCGAAAGCGGGATCGTTCTCGTGTCTGACGGGGGCATGATCGGGGCCATCCTGACGCCGCACTGGTCCGCCCCATCTCGGATGCAGGCCATCGAAACGTTCTGGTTCGCCGAAGACGGCTCCGGGCTGGCCCTTCTCCGTTCAATGGCTGCGGAGGCGCGAGCGCGTGGCGCGGCTGAAATTCGGTTCACTGCCCGCCACTCGGTGGCGATGACTCGCCTCGGCTATGAGCCTGTCGAAATGATTTATCGGGAGCGTCTCGATGTGTGACCCTATCACTGCGATCTCCCTCGGGTCGGCAGCCGCCTCCGGCGTCACCGGGATCATAGGGGCAAACAAGGCGGCCGATGCGCAGAAAGACGCGGCAGACGCCTCCGCGGCGCTTCAGAAGTACATGTATGACCAGACCCGCGAGGACTACGGTCCCTACCGCGAGGCGGGATACGATGCCCTCGGCGCGCTGGCGTTCGAGCTGGGGCTTGGCCCGCGGCCCGGCTCTGTTGGCGGCGGCGGCGCAGACCTGAACATCGAGCGCATCCCCGGAACGCGGCAGGGCGGCCCTGCCCAGCCTGCCGGCGGACGGCAGGGCGGGCCGGGCTACTATGAGACGCCCGACGGCGATTTCAAATACAGCGTGCAGGCGCGACCCGGCTACACGGCGCCCGGCGGGGCTGCGGTCGGCGGAGGCCGCACCAACCCGCTGTTCAAGGTCGGCGACATGACCTTCGCGGATCGCGCCTCGGCCCGGTCCTACATCAAGGACCAGAGGGGCGGCGGCACGGAATACCGCGGGTTCGAGGCGACGCCGGGCTACCAGTTCCAGCTTGAGCAGGGACAGCAGGCCATCGACCGCAGCGCGGCGGCCCGCGGCGGCCTGTTCTCCGGGGCCACGATGAAGGCCAGCCAGCGGTTCGGACAGGGCCTCGCGGCGCAGGAATACAACACCTACCTCAACCGCCTCGCCGCGCTGGCCGGGACGGGGCAAGCCGCGACGGGCGCCACGGCGAGCGCGGGTCAGGCTTCGGCCGCGAACACCGGGAACGCGCTGATGACCGCAGGACAGGCGCGGGCCAGCGGCTACAGCGGCATGGCGAACGCGCTGAGCGGCGGCGTGCAGAACGGGCTGGGGCTCTACGCGCTGAGCGGTGGGTTTGATGCGGATGGTGGCTCGTCTCTCGCCCCAAACTCCTCTCCCGTCCCTGTTCCGAGGCCCTCCTGACATGGCTGAAATCATGGTCCCCAACCTCGTCGGCGCGGTCTCGCAGGGCCTTCAGGCGCGCGAGCAGATGCAGACGGGGCAGGCCCGAAATCGTCTCGCCCAGATCGCCCAGACCGAGGGCGCAAGCTCCCCGGCCTTCACCAACGCCCTGATGGCCGTGGACCCCATCGCCGGGGCGCGGATGCAGGCCATGCAGGCGGAAACTCGGCAGGCCGCGTCCAAGGATGCTCGCCTGCGCTATTCGGCTCCGCTCTATATCATCGACAAACTGCCGCCCGACCGTCAGGCCGCGGCATATGGGTCCCTCTACAGCCGGGCGCAGCGTGATGGACTGGACCTTGCCGGGGTTCCCACTCCTGACCAGTATCAGCCCGGCATGGCCGGCATGCTCGCCGCCTATCTCTCCGGAGAGCAGCCCAAGGCGGCCGACCCGTGGGACGGCTACAAGGTCGTGGGCAACAGCGTGCTCGGCATGGGGGAGCGGGGTCCGGCGCCGGTGTGGACCGCGCCGAGGGCGCCGGAGAAGGACCCCATTGCCGAGCTGCGCGCGCGCGCAGATGAGGCCGGGCTTGTTCCTGGCTCCCCGGAATGGAGCGATTTCATGATCAACGGCGGCGTCCGCCGAACGCAGGAGGTCGTTGACAGCTTCCGACCGGCAACGGCGGAGGAGGCGGCGTCCTACGGGGCCGAGGCCGGCCAGATCAATGAGCGAACCGGGCGCTTCCACCCCGCCAACACCCGCGACGCCGCTACGTCCGAGGGCGAGCGCAAGGCGAAGGGCTTCCTTGACCGGATGGAGGCCGCCGAGAAAATTCTTCAGGGCTTCTACGGCCAAGGCTACACGACGCCCAGCATCGGAGAGCGCGCTCTGAACACCCTGCTTCCGGAGGGCTATGCCCTCGGCGAGGATGACCTTCAGGTGCGTCAGGCGCAGCGTGATTGGGTCCGGTCCAAGCTCCGCTTCGAATCCGGAGCCGTGATCGGTGATGAGGAGGCGGACGAAGAGATCCGCACCTACTTCCCGCAGCCCGGAGATGGGCCGGGCGTGATCCAGCAGAAGGCGCAGGCCCGCCAGCAGGCGATGGAGGCGATGCGCGCCGCCGCCGGTCGAGCCGGCGCGATGCGGAGTCCCGGCGCCCCAGATGCGCCCGCGCCACCTCAGGCCGCTGGCGGCTTCTCCGGCAACGTCGAGGAAATCCCGGTCGGCACGCGCCTGCGCAACCCGCAGGACCCGAGCCAGATCGTGGAATGGAACGGGACCAAGTTCGTCCGGGTCAACCCTTGAGGCGAAAAAAGTAGGTCAGCAGGCCGGCGCAGACCTGAGACAAGGCCCAGATCGGCCCCGTCCACAGCAGCATGAAGTCGGCGTCCTCGCTGGGCGGCACGACATACCACAGCACCCATAGGCCGAGCACGGCGGCGATCCCGCCGAGGTGGCACAGGTGCCGAAAGAAGTGAGGCCACGAGCGATTCATGGACCCTCAGCAGTTCAAAGGCTGGCAGATCATCCCCGCCAATATGGCGGCTGACGCTGCGCCCGACAACTACCCCGCCATCGATGCCGTTCGCGGCGAGGGCGCCGGCCGCGCCATGGCCGAAGGCCGGCGCACGACCGGCGGCGGCTACGGCCTGATGCACGAGGCTGTTGGCCCGGTGGCGGATGAGTTCCGGGCCGGCGTCGGCGCGCTGAACGATGCGGTGGTCTCGAACGTCAGGAGCTTGCTGGGCGGCCCGGAGGCTCCGGGCATTCGCGCCCTCTACGACGACTACCTCAAAATGGAGCGCGCCGAGCAGGACCGCGTGCGTGACGAGTATCCCGTCCTTTCGGTCATCATGAACGTCCTCGGCGGCGCGACCGCGGCTCCGGCGCGCGTCCTCGGCGCTGGCGCAAGCGCTGTCGGGGCGGCGACCCCGGCGGCCACGTCGGCGATTTCCCGCATCGGCCAAGGGGCCGCTGTCGGCGCGGGAACCGGCGCTGCGGCTGGCTTCGCTGAGGGCGAGGGCGGCGCCCTGAACCGGGCGGAGAGCGGTCTTGTCGGAGGGCTCTTCGGGGCCGGCGTTGGCGCGACCATTCCCGCGGTGGCCGAGGGCATCACCCGCGTCGCGCGTGGGCTGTCCTACGTTCGGGGGCTGAAGGGCGAGGGCGCTGTCCGGCGGGCCGAGGAGATGCTCACGGAGGCGATGCGCAAGGACGGCGTGTCCGCGTCCGACCTTCAGGCCATCGCGGACAGCGGCACGCCGTTCTCGCTGGCGGATCTGGGGCCGAACACCCGCGCCGTGGTTGCGGCCGCAGGTCGCAGAGGCGGTGCGGCGCGCGAGGGCTTCGAGGAGTTCTTCGAGGACCGTGCGAGGGGGCAATACGGTCGGATCAACCAGAACCTGGCCGAGAACCTCGGCGTGGATGGCCAGGACTTCGGAGCCACCGCCGCGGCCGTCTCTCAGCGTCGAGCCGCAGCGGCACGTCCGGGCTATGCGCGCGCCTACGCGCAGCCGGCGCCTGCGCTTTCCGAGAACGTCTCGACCATCCTCGAAACCCCGACCGGCCGGCGCGCTGTCGTCAGGGCCACGCGGATGATGCAGGACCGCCGCCGTCCGATCCGCGAGGATAATGGGCGATACACGGTTGAGATGCTGGACCAGATCCAGCGCGCGATGCGGGACATGGAAGGGGGCGCCCGCGGCGCGAGGGCCGGCGAGATGGCCGGCGGCATCGGCAACCTGCGGGACGAATTCCTGCGCGAGGTTCCCGACGACCTCCGCGCGGTCATGGCGACCTACCGATCCGAGAGCGAGCTTCTCGACGCGCTGGAGCAGGGCCGCCGCTTCCTTTCCGGCGACGGGGACGCGACCTCGGCGCTGGTGGAGGGCTACACCCCGGCCGAGCGCGACATGTTCCGCCTCGGCGCCGCGCGGGCCATTCGCGACCGCATGGGCAACAAGATCGACAGCGGCGACGTCTCGGGAATGTTCCAGAACCCGAACATGCGGGACCGCATCCGCGCGCTGTTCGACGGCAATGAGTTCGCCTTCGCCGACTTCATGGAGCGCACCCGGACGGAGCGCATCATGCAGGAGACGCGGAACGCGCTCCTCAAGGGGTCTCAGACGGCCGGCCGCCTCGCCGAGGATGATGCATTCACGTCCGGCATCCTGGGGGATGCTGCGGCCGATGTGGTGAGCGGAGGGGGAAGCTCAACCAGCCTTGTGAACGCCATCTGGAATGCGGGGTCAAAGGCCGCCGGCGGCGCCAAGGATCGGTTCCTTCAGGGCGTGAACGAGTCGGTTGGCGACGAAATCTTGCGTCGCGCTATCGACCCGAACATTGCCCGCGCGGGCACGTCCGTCGTTCCGGCGGGCAGCCCGGCCCTCCCGGCTCCGGCCGCTGCGAGGGCGCTCCCCGCAGCGTCTCCGGGCGCTCCCATCGCTGCGGGCGCCGCGGCTGGCGGCGGCATGACTGGAGGAGCGCAGGCCGAGCGGTTCAGGGGGTGGGAGGTCATCCCCGCGCAGGAGGCCGCCCCTGAAGTTGCGCCGGGGCCTCAATCCGCCCTCCCCTCTGAGGTAAAGGGCCATGTGGCTGACCTCCGGGATGCTACGCCTCCTCCTGTTCCGGTCGAGACCACCAGCCCGTTCAAGCTCGCGCAGGCTTTCGTCGGCATGAACGAAAACAAGGATGCGCGGGTCCTTTCCCAATTCATCAAGCGCGCCAGCGGCACGAAGCTGGACCCGGCGAAAACGGCGTGGTGCGCGGCCTTCGTCAACGCCATCCTGGGCGCCAGCGGTGGGGAAGGAACCGGCAGGCTGAACGCCCGGTCGTTCCTCGAATTCGGGACCAAGGCCGAGACGCCTCAGATCGGTGACGTGGCGGTCTTCTGGCGCGAGAGCCCGGAGAGCTGGAAAGGGCACGTCGGCTTCTATGCCGGCAAGGTGCGCAAGAACGGGCGCGACTACATCAAGGTGCTCGGCGGGAACCAAGGCGACAGCGTGAGTGAGGCCCTTTACCCAGCCGACCGGCTGCTTGACGTCCGCAGGCCGCCGCGCATTCGGGCGTGACGCCTACTCACTGAATTCACACGGGAATTCCCGGTGAAAGACCTCGATCATGGATAGCCTTGCGTTGTCGCCCCACCGGCTCGGATTTGCGCGAGCCCAGGTCGCGAATGCTTGGGCTCCGGCATCAATGGTGGGGATGTCTCCAGCGGTCAACATGCCAACCGGGGTCCTGCCGTAGCTGACACTTATGCAATTGGACTCCATCATCCACGAAATTCCGGCCACGACCCCCAGGCAATAAAAGGATATGGGGTCCGACCATTCGCCGCGGAGAGCGCCCTCGCATCCGAGCATTAGCGTCCGAACGGTATCCGCATCACCGCTTGGTTCCTGTGCTTGGGCGCTCGCGGGCACGGACAGCGCAACTGCGGTGATGATCGAAACGGCAGCGTAGCGCATGAATACCTCCCCCTGAATTCCTCGGAGCACTCTCCCACGGGAGCGAGCGACGGGGAAGCGCCTCACTCCGGGAGGTAGCCCTTCGCACGCAGCCAGTCGCGCAGGATGATCGTCACGAGCGATGACAGCGACCTGTCGTCGTCCTTCGCCGCCCGCTCCAGCGCGGCTTTGATCTCTGGATCGATGCGGAACCCAATCGGGGCTGACTTGGCCATTCTGCGGTTCTCTAACATTTGCCATTGACAGACGTTAGAGAAGCTATGACATATGAAGCGGCCCCGCAAGACGCTGCAACGTCAAACGGGGCCTGACCGAAGCACGATCAACAGGAGATCGAGCATGGCTGCTGCCGAAGATACCGCCCGCCGCCCGAAGCCGAAAGGCCCGACCCGCCGCACCTTCGCCCTCGGCGCTGCGGCCCTGCCCGCCGTCGCCATGGCGCCCTCGGCCGTCGCGGCTGCCGCGCCCAGCGAGATCGAGGCGCTGTTCCGCGAAATCGAGGAGATCAACGAGGTGGTCGAGGCCGCGCCTCACCACATGGGCGACGACTGGTTCTACGCGAGGGCCTACGAGGTCGCCGGCCGCGTGGATCGGATGCTGGAGATCCGGCCCCAGACGCTTCGCGAGTTCGTGATGCAGGCCGTTTCCACGCTGGACGACGACCCGTCCTGCCCGAACACGTCGGCGTTCTTCGGCCAGGTCCGCAACATCCTCGGGAGGGCCTGACGCTCACGTTCTAGGCACTTCTGCCCTAGCGCACCAAGCGCCGGGGTCACACCCTGACATCGAGGTTTGCGACTTGGTCCTGGTCGCAGACCGGCCGGGGGACCAATCGCTCAGGCGGCCACCTGAGCGCCCCCGGCCGCGGGAATCCTCCCAAGGCAAAGCAGGACCCACAGGACCGTTGACATGAAAACGTCCATCTCGTCACTGAGCTTCAACGACACGCCGATCCGGGACCGTGAACAGATGCTCTGTCTGACCGACATGTGGAAGGCCGCCGGCTCTCCCCGAAACAAGAAGCCGGCGGAGTGGAGTCGATACGAAGGCTCTGATTTCATTCGAGAAATCGGGGAAAAGGTGGGGACAGCCCACCTTTTCGAGAACCGGCCGGGTCGGGGTGGGGGCACCTGGGCTCACTGGCAGATCGGCATGGCCTACGCCAAGTACCTCAGCCCCGCGTTCCACGCATGGTGCAACGAGGTCGTCCGGGCCTACATGGAGGGGACGCCTCCCCCGAGCCCGCAGGACACGCGGTGGCTCGCGGTGCGGCAGGAATCCCGCGCCATGCGCAACGACTTCACGTCGACGCTGGCCGAGCATGGGGTGACGAAGCCTCGTGATTTCGCCCGAGCGACGAACGCGACCTACGTCGGGCTGTTCGGGGCCAGCGCCGGGCGGATGCGGGAGCGAATGGGTCTCCCGAAGAAGGCCAACTTGCGTGACCGCATGAGCCGGATGGAATTGGCGCAGGTGATCCTCGCCGAAGAGCTGGCGACCGAGCACATGGAGGACGAGCGGAGCTGGGGTGCCGACGAGTGTTGCGACGTCACCGCCATGGCCGCCCGCTCTGTCCATCAGGCGGTCAGCGACAACCGGGCGAGCCGTCGCCGGATCGGGCGGTGACCGCCATGTGGATCAAGTTCAACTCTGGCGAACAGGTCAGGCGCCGGCACCAGGTGGTCTACGTGATGCAGTTCGACGGGGCGACGAAGATTGGCCTTGCCGCAAGCCCAACCGCGCGGGCATCCACGCTGTCTGGCGCATCCGGGCGTGAGTTCCTGCACGGATACTTCTTCGATGCCGAACTGAACGCGCGGGGCCTTGAAATGGACATGCATGCGCGCTTCGCCCAGCACCGAAGGGTCGGGGAATGGTTCGGGCTGCTCGCGGACGATGTGGTGGCTGGGTTTCATCCCGTCGCAAGCGACTACCCGCGCAAGATCCGACCTGAGATCGACGAAGCGCGGGCGAGGGAATTCTTTGACCGCCTGTTTCCCTTGCCGGAGCAGGGCTTTCGGATGTCGCCGTCTCAGATCGTCGACATCATCTCGGCCCCACTCGCCATGGTCACCGCTCACGCCGCCTTCAACTCAGCCGGCTTTGACGTAAGGGAGGCGCATCGGGCCATGCTCTCGGACTTCGAAGAGTATCCGCACGAGATGGAAGATCTCCTGGGTGATCTCTTGCCGGCCGTGAGGGTGTTCGTGGAGCAGTTCGTTAGCGCGGTTTACGCAGCTTCGCCGGGGCCGTCCCAAGTCGCCTGCGGCTCCTGACGCGGCCGGCCACCACCCACGGGGCGGCCCCACGGGGCCGTCCTTCCATCTCAGAACTGCTTGGGGAGCCCGGCCTGCTTGAGCGTCTCGTTCGCCGTGTGGCGGGACTTCACGCCGGCGTCCACGGTGAAATTGCGGTCCGAGATCGGGCTGTACCAGATCTCGTGATCGCCCCGCCCTTGGCGGACGAAGTAGCACCCGGCCTCCCGGAGCAGCGCGAGCAGCTCTTTCCGGTAGCCGGGCACAGGTCAGTGGCAGGGATTGGGGACGCGGGAGACCTGCTCGGCGAGGATGCGAACCGGGATCTCAGGCTCATCGGAGCCATCCCCGTTCGCTTCGAGAAGGTCGCAGATCGCAGCGACAACCTTCGGCTGGAGGGCTTCGAGGGTATCGGCTTCGACGGCGAGGCCGTCGATATCCTGGCTGGACGCGACCCACACGCGAGCTTCTTCGTCCCAGTTCGCGCGGACAACGATGGAGAAGTGCTTCATGGGAGCCCCTATGGACGCGCGCCGCGAATCGCGACGGTACGAAAATATAGTGCACGCCTCCTAACACCGAAATGAGGCGAGCGCGTCCATCACGATCAGGTGGGCGGCTCCTGACGCGCCCCACATAGACGCAAACCACCAAGGCGGTCCTCCGGGGCCGCCTTTTTCGTTCCCGGCCTGACGGCCAGCACAACCCCCCCCCCCCCCCCCCCCCCCCCCCCCCCCCCCCCCCCCACCGAGCAGACCAAGCCCCGCCATCGCGCGGGGCTTTCTCATTTGGAGACCCTGCCCATGCCGCGACTTTTCGGCGACAGCATCCTGCGCGCCACAGACAGCGATGACGAGCCGGTCCCCGGCGCGCTGCTGACGGTCTACGAGGCCGGGACCACCACCGAGGTCCCGACCTACAGCGACGCTGACCTCAGCATCGCCCAGAGCGTCCCTGTCGTCGCCAGCTCGGCCGGCGTGTTCCCCCCGGTCTACGTCCCGCCGGGAACCTACAAGCTGGGCGTCACGACGGCCTCGGGTGCGGCCATCTCCGGCTATCCCGTGGACAACGTGGTCGCGGGCGTCGGCATCACTTCGGTCATCTCCAAGGACTTCGACAATCGGGCGGCGGCGCAGGCCGCGACCATCGCGAGCGATGTGGGGGCGGTTCGGCTTCTGGGCTACACGACGGCTGGGGATGGCGAGACCGCGCAATACAAGCGGGCCGCGTCCTCGCCGGGGCACGCCGGAAGCTTCCAAGACGCTGAAGATAACTGGTGGGAGATCGCGAACGCGAAAGTTCAGGTCGAGCAACTGGGCGCCGTGGCTGACGGCGCCACGAACGCACGGGGCGCGTTGCAGAGCGCGCTTTCGTTCCGCAGCGAAGTCGGCCTCACCGGATCGTATGCGATCTCCGGTGCTGTAGACGTCTCGGCCGCGGGCTACTTCCGCCGCATCATCGGACAGGGGCAGACCTTCATTCAGATGCTCGACGCCGCCGCGACCTTCGCGTTCGGCGAGACCGCCGCGGCCTATGGTTGCGAGATCGGCCATGTCCGCATCGAGGGGAACGACGTCGCCCTCGTGCCGCTGCGAATGGCGGAGATCTCGTTCAGCCATCACGTCCTCGTTCATGACACGATGATCCGCGGCTATGTCGACTTTGGCATCAAGGTCGAAGGCAACAATGACGGCTCGCGCTTCGAGCGCGTCATCATCGAAAACGCCCCCAGCTCGCACTCCGGAAGCGCCGCCTTCCGGCATCTGGAAGTTGGCCCCATCTCGGGGATCAACTGCACCTTCGCGAACTGCAACGGCTGGAGCTATTGGGGCGACTACCAGGCGAACTGGACGGACTGCCGTTTCACCTTCGGCGTGCAGGGGCTCATCAAGTTCACGCCAACGAAGCCGACCCGGGTGCTGAGCATCCGCGGGCCCTACATCGAGAACGTGGGCTTCCGTTCAGGCGCGGGCGTCCCTACGGGTTCTCCCATCGGCATTCTCGCGGACGGCGGAGATATCTACCCCAACGGCGGGATCGTCATCGACAGCCCGCAGAAATTCTATGCCGGCTGGGCGAGCGATCTCATCGTAGCCCGGGACGGTGCATGGATTCACTACATCACGGGCAGCGTTCCAATCGACGGGAACACTGTCCCATTCACCCCGGCATCCCCGCCCGACCCACAATCCGGCCGGCAGCTTCAGCTCTTCTCGGTGCTCGGCATCGACAGCGGCTCTTTCTTGCGGATCGAAGGTCCGCTGAAAACCAACTTCTACCATGTGACCGACAACCCGGACGGGTCTTATGCGGACTTCATCGGCCGGTTCCAGCCTCAGTCGCAGGGCTATCCGCTGAGGGTCGGCGGGAACGGCCATAAGCGCGTCTGGGCCGGGGACATGACCACCACGACCGGATGGACGTCGAGCAACCTTTCCTCTTTCACCAGCGTCAGCGGTCGCCTCCGGGCGGTCTGCGACGGGACGGGCTGCAACGTTTTCCAGACGGCGGCGATCTCCAAGGCGGACAGCGAGTGCCTCGTCGGCAAGATCATCGTCTTGCAGATGACCGCCACGCCGAAGGGCGCCGGGCCGTTCAACCTGAACTGCGGACTTCAGGGAGCCGGGCTCTCCAAGATGACGACCGCCAGCTCGTGGACCGAGGAGGCGGGCTCTGGGAGCCGGACCTATCACAGCTTCGTCGCCTACGTGGAAAGCGATGAGGACATCCGGGTGAACCTCCGTCCGAACGACAGTGGATCGGAGGCGTCCACTTCCGAAGTCGATATCCACGAAGCCGAGATTTGGGTTCTCGATGCCTGATCCCTCACCCGATCCGGGAGGCCACGTATGAACACCTTCGGCAAGCTCATTCTCGGCTATGGCCCGGGGCGCAGCGGTCCCGGCGCGTTCGACAGCGGAAGCGGCCTCGAAAGCCTGCATTCGACCTACGGCGGCGGGACGCTGGACGCGGTTGACAGCCCCCTGTGGCAGGACGCGGCCAAGACGACGGCTGCGGCCCCTGGCAATGGCGTGCGGGTGTGGTCCTACACCGATGCGGCTGCCGATGCCGTCGCGCCTAGCGACAGCCAACGGCCCCTGCTCACGACCGTCAATTCCTCGCGGGCGCTGGTGTTCGACAACACCGACGACACCATGAACCTCGCGATGGGGACGGTGGTCCCGGCCCTGAACGCGGCCTCGGGGGCGGCGTGGACGCTTTCCCTCGTGGTCGCAACCCGCACGTCTGTCTTCGAGCCCCTGATCGCTCAGGACAGCCCAAGTTTCACGGTGTTTTTCGGCAACTCTGGCCCGAAACTGACCTACAACATCAGGAACGGTGGGAACTTCGACTTCGTGCCTGCGCCGGCTCAGGATGTCTATTTCGCGATCACCATTCGGTGGAATGGGACGACGGCTCAATACAGCATCAACGGCGGCTCGTGGACCGCGATGACCATAGGGACCGCGACCATGAACACGGCCCTGCCCATCGAGCTATCCCGGGGCGGCACAGGCGCGATCAACCTGTCCCGGGTCGTGCTGCTTGAGGGTGCGATCTCGGACAGCGATCACACCGACATTCTGGCGCCGCTGAATGCGACGCGCGTAGCGGAGCTGAACCCGTGAGCGACCAGCCCTACTCCCTCGTCATCATCGTCCCCGCCGCTCTTGTGGGCGAGGTTCGGGACGCCTCCGAGGCGGACGGCTACGGGCGAGGCTTCGCCTGCGCGCTGTCGGCCACGGGGTCGGCCCCCGCGACCCACTATGCGCTGCACACGGACGCGGGTCCGGTCATCCTCGCAAAGCTGGAAGCGGGCTTCGGTCTGCCTCCGCTGGACGTGGCGCAGATCGTCTACAGCTACCACCTTCGGGATGGCGGGCTGTGGGGCAGCGACCACCTCGACGCGGTGCTGAGCCCGGGCGAGGAAGACCTGCTGTCGCCGACGATGCGGGCGCTGCTTCCGGCCGGCTTGCAGGTGATCGAATGAGCCTCCTGCGGTCGATCCTGACGCCCTCGGTGCAGTCCGCGTGGGGCAGCTACGTGGAGAGCGCCAACCAGACCGGGCACGCCTACCTGGGCCTGCTGTTCGGGCTCGTGCCGTGCAGCCTGTGGGGCTGGTGGGGCGTGGCCGTGCCGTTCGGGGTCTCGGCCGCGTGGGAGGTCTGGCACCTTCTCAGGCAGAGAGGCGCTGAGAGGGCGTCTGCGCGTCGCTGGGACGCCTTCAAAGATTTCGGCTGCCACACGGCCGGCGCGGTCGCCGCGGGGCTGTGCGGGCCGTTTCTGCCGCTCTCCGTGGCCGCGTGGGCTTCGGGGGCGCTTTTGGGTGGTCTGCTGCTCGCCGGGGTGATGGGGATCATCTGGCAGCGCACGGACCGTAACGCGAGTTGAGCCGGGCGCGCGGGGGGCCGTGCCGTCCACGTATTCGAGGACTGGGGCTATCAAGGCATGATTGATGGGCGGCGAGATCACGGACGAGGATCGCCTTCTCCTGGCGGAACTAGCTGGGAAGTGGGCGCACCTGAGAGATATCGAACGGGTTTTTTCGCCCGCGAACTTGGCGAAGGCGGAGATACTGCTGCTCTACCTGAACAGCGATCCGGCCGAGCTGATGGCTCTCATCGATGGTCTGTCGAAGGCTTCGAGAGCCTCGCCCGGCTTGGAGAGGCTTTCGCCTCATGCGGAAACGCTGGTGGCGGTGGCCCGGACGGTGGAAGCCGAGACGATCATGTGGGATCGGATCGAGCGCTGGCGAAAGCGGTTCGGGCTCATTGGGGCGCTGGCGGCCGGGGGGCTGGGGGTCTGGGCCTACGCCAAGGGTATCATCGTGTGGCCGCCGCCGCCGTGATCGCGCTGATGCTGGCGCTGTCGCCGGCGCAGGTCTCCACCGCGGCGGATCTGGATCGGGTGGAGTGAGGTGGGGCCGCACTTCACATCTGCTGGCCTAGGAAACTCGCGATGTGAAGGGCGGCGCAACGTCCATGCGGACTGCCTTGCCGAGCCCGCTTAACATATCACCGCCGTCACGCTGCGGCAAGAAATCCGCACCTGCGGTTCGCCCGCGCGAGCGTCAACGCGCATCTATCCGAGGATAGAGACCATGACCACCAAGATCGAATACCGGGTGCGCCCGGTGACGCGATACGTCGTGACCCGCTACACCGAGAGCGAGGATGCGGACGGCTGCGGCTCCTTTAGTTCCGAATGCCTCGGCGAGTTCGATCACGAGCCCCATGCGAACGAAGTTGGGTCGCGCCTGGCGGAAGCGGACGGCGCTTCCTTCGTGGGCATCCTGCACGATGGACACACCGCGCCTCGCTGAACGAAAAGCCCCCGCCTGCATCTGCATCGCGGGGGCTTGGCCGATCCGAGTTCGCCGAACGAACATATCACCGCCGACGTGTTCGCGAAAGGGCGGGTTCGTTAACGGGTGGGGCGGGGCGGCCGACCGGGATTGCCCAATCCTTCCCCCATATCTGCGCCGAGATGCCCGGCGGCTTACAAGCCGTAGACCCAGAGGGAAGGCCGGAGCCCGCGAACCTCTGAGCCTGTCTTGTGCGAGCGGCCGGGCGCTACTCCGGCGATCTATCGGCGGTGGGGGATCTGCTAATCGGCTGGATTGCCTTTCGCCTTCCCACGACTTTTAGGATGCCTGCGCTTCTGCTTTCAGCGCCGCGCTCGCCCCCAAAGAGTAACCCCGCCGCTGCGGGAAAGCAACGACGGGGTTCTGCCCACCTGATAGTCCTATCACCCGCAGGTCGGCCCTCTAGGGGCTCTGGGCTAATGGCAGTCTAGCTGCTCTGGCCGCGAAATTACCTCATCACCATCCACCGATCAAGGAAAACCGCCATGCGGACCATCCTGTCGGCGGCAGCAATCGCGCTCGCCGCCTCTCCGGTCGTGGCGCAGCCTCAGTGCGCACCCCGGCCCATCGTGGTCGAAGCCCTCGCCCAGAAGTTCGGGGAACACCGCATCGGCATGGGCATCCAGAACGGCGCGCGCGTGGTGGAGGTCTTCGTCAACGCGGAGACGGGATCGTTCACGGTCCTGTCCACGTCGCTCGCCGGTCTGTCCTGCATCGTAGCCGGCGGCGAGGGATGGTCGCCCGACCCCCTGCCCGTCGAGGGGCAGGCGCTCTGACATGGACGTGCTCTGGCTCATCGTCCTGATCGCCTTCGCACTCGCCCTTCTCATCAAGCCTTGGAGATGATGATTATGCGCTCACCGATCTACGTCGGCAACGCCAACCCCTTGCCCGCGGGAGCCGTCGAAACCGTCGCACGCGAGATCGGGTGCGAGGTCGCCGCCCTGAAGGCCGTGATCGAGGTCGAAGCCTCGGGCCGCTGGTTCAACCGCGACGGCACCCTGCCCCGCCGCTTCGAGCCGCACAAGCTGCCGGCCGCGATCCGCGAGCGCATCCGCTGGGTCGGCGGCTGGGAGAAGGCCGCGGCGCTCTCCACCACCGCGCGCGAGGCGCTGTTCGCCGAGGTCTTCAAGATGGACCCCGAGGCCGCCTGCGCCGCGACGAGCTGGGGCGGTCCTCAGATCATGGGGTTCAACGCCGGGACCGTGGGCTATCCCTCGGCCATCGCCATGGTGCAGGCGTTCGCCGACGACGCGCAGGCGCAGCTCGACGCCATGGTCTCCTTCATGCGGGCCTCCGGGCTTCTGGGCGCGCTCCGCGGTCAGGACTGGTCGGCCTTCGCCCGGGGCTACAACGGGCCCGGCCAGGTGGATCGCTACGCCGGCCTGCTGGCCTCGGCCTATCGCCGCCATGCCGGCCAGAGTTCGCCCACCGTTCTGCGCCTCGGGGATCGCGGCCCCTCGGTCACCGAGTTGCAGCGCGCGCTCGGCCTTGAAGCCGATGGGGTCTTCGGCCCCGACACGCTGGCGGCCGTCCGCGCCTACCAGGAGGCCGAGGGCCTGCCGGCTGACGGGATCGTGGGCGCGCGGACCTGGACCCAGCTCCGCACCGCCGTAGAGAAGCCGAAGCCGGCCGCCGCACCCGACGCCTTCGACCGCCGGGTGGAGCAGGCGCAGAAAGCCGCGGGTGCAGCGGGGGCCGGAGCCGCCGCCTTGCGCGGCCTGACCGATGGTCTGGGGGACACGGCGCAGACCGTGCTCGCGGGGGCCGTGGGCGTCGCCGTGGTGGCCCTGGCCGTGGCCTTCGTCATTGGCCGCCTGCGGGCCGGGAGGACGGCGTGAGCGGCCTTCTGGCGGCGCTCCTAAGCAGCCGCCCCGCGCGATGGGCCGGGGCCGCGCTGCTAGTGCTGGGGGCGTTCCTCGGCCTGCGGGCGAAGTGGCGCAGCGACGGCAAGGCCGACGCCGAGGCGGAGCAGCGCGAGGCGGCGTTCAAGCGCGCCGATGACCGGAGGAAGGTCGATGAAGAAGTGGATGATCTTGACGCTATTGAGCGTCGTGAGCGCCTGCGCCGGTGGTCCCGCGACTGACGGCTGCGAGTGGGTCCGGGCGATCCGTCCGACCTCTACCGACGTGGACGCGATGAGCGACGCGCTCGCGGGTCAGATCCTGGCGCACAACGAGGCCGGGTCGCGGGTCTGCGGCTGGGCTCCCTGAAAGATTCCGCCCGCTTTCTTTCACGAGACAGGCCCGCTCTCAGGGGCGGGTCTGGTCACAAAGGGTGTCGGTAAGATCGATACCCTTCGCCGCCCAGTCGGCATTGCCGTAGGTCAGGCCGTGCTCGTCCACGGTTGCTACGCCGATGCATCGCCCGAGACGATCCCTGATCGTAAGGCCGACGCCAAGAGTTACGCCCCCCTCGCACTCAAGGCTCGTCCCACAATGATAGCCAAGCGAAACGATCATGTCGCGGATAGAAAGCGCAAGGCTGGCGTATTCCGGGGAGGCTGACTTGATCCACTCGTCGCGCTCGCTCACCCTTCCCCCTCCTTCGTCACCGTCGCAATCCGCAGCAGGTCCGCCGCCTCGGTGATCGCGGCAAGGTCGCGCGAATCGACGTCAGGCACGCGAGACAGCCGCTCGCGGACCTTCATCAGCCGGTCGGCCTCGCGCCACGTCGACAGGCGCTCGGGCAGCATCGCCTCAGCGGAACAGCGGGCGCAGTGAAGGTTATCGGCCAGATCGACACCCTTCATTGAACCGTCCTCTCCCAAAGAGTCTTCCCCTCAGCGTCCTCGATCCTGACAACGTGGTCGTTCAGCTTCGCGTGGATCTCTGGCGTGCACCAGTCGGTGGGCTGGATCGGATACCAGCCGTCCGCGGTGACCATGATCCAGACCGTGGGCAGCAGCACCGGCGTGTCCTTCATAGGTCATGCTCCGGGTTGCGCCACCATCTAACGAGGATGATCGCCCCGCAGATCCAGACGCCGAAGATGGCCCACGCCGCAACATCTGTGTGCGGGGTTTCGATGGAAATGCCGAAGAGCGCCCCTGCCAAGACCCTCACCCCTCGCCCTCCTCTCGGAACCGACGAAAGGCGAAGACCCCAACCCCCGTGACGATCACCCCAGCAATCCCGGCCGGCCAGTCCGAGGTTGCCGCGCCGCCACCTGCAGTGAACGCGCCCATGCAGATGACGAGCGCCCAAGCCGTTGAAGCGCTCACCCCTCGCCCTCCCGTTCCCTGTCGATGGTCTCGGCGATCTGCTCGCAAGCCTTTTGCGCCCTGTCCCGCTCGATCCGCGTCACCCGCAGTTCGGATTCCGCTCGTACCAGCGCCACGCGCAGACGAAGCAACTCCAAAGGCTCCCAATCATCAGCGCGGGTGTTCCAGAAGCGCGCCACGCTATGCAGGCAGGCGGCGTCGTCCTCGTGCTCGTTGCAAACCTCCTGCCACGATGGGGACGGACACTCGCCCTCTCGCGAGCATGAGACGCGGATCGCCTTCCCGCCGTGCCCATTGTGGACGCCAACGTCGTCCAGAACCCATCTCATTTCCGCATCCGCGCCGCAGAACGGGCACTGCTTCAGGTCCATCATTTCAAGCATCCCGATCACCCCTCGCCCTCCCGCTTCATGGCGCGGATGGCGGCGGCGAGTGGTGCGACATCTGCACCGTCGTACCGCCCCGCATAGCCACTCACCTTCCTCGCCGCTTCCTCCAGCGCCTCCGCCCTGATCTCGGCCCGCATCGCCTTGAACTCGTCAGGCATCAGGTGGATCAGATTCGGCAGCGTCGGCTTTGCGACCGTTCCGCGGAGCATGTTCGCGTGGACCCTTACCGGGTCTTGCAACGCTTCCCGCATCTCTGCCGTAGCCTCATTGGCGATCCTCTCCCGCATCGACTCCAGCGCAGCGGGGGCGGGGGCGGAGAGGGCGGCGGCGGTTTTGTGGAGCGCGCCATTGACGATCAGGCCGCGGGCCAACGGTTCAACGTGCAGAGGGGACGGCACATCGGATTTCAGGGCGGCCTGAGCCAGATCGAGCGCGGCCGAGAACGGCTCCAGCGCCTCCCGCATCTTCCCCACCAGCGCCAGGGCCTCGGCCGTCTCGCGCCGGGAGGCGGTGGGGGCGGCGCGGAGGTTCTGAAGCTCCAGTTCCTTGTTCGCGGCCTCCACCGGCACCACAACATGCGTCCCCGCGGCGACCTGCGGTATCAGCCGCAGCAGGCGGACGACTTCGTGGCAGGCGATCCCGCTCAGAACGAGGTTTTGCGTGGCCGGGTCGATGGTCGCCAGGGTCTCGGACAGGGCGTCGGCGCAGCACTTCGCGGCTCGGCCGTCCACGGGCCGGATCTCGCGGTCAGCCATCGTCCTTCTCCTCTCTCAGGTCCGCGGGGGCGGCGGGGAGCGGGACTGCTTCGGTGAAGCCTTCCGAGATGCCGATCTCACGAAGGTGCTCCGCCACGGGGCGCGGAACGATCAGGCCCGCGCCGCCGTTCCATTCGCGTGTAGCGTTGATCCAGAACTTAGCGTCCTCGCGCTCGCCCATCCCGCCCTCCCTCACTCGTCGCCCGCGGGGGTGGGGAGGCGGTCCAAGCGCTCGATCTCGGCCACGATCAGCGCAGCAGCCCGGATCAGGTCGCGACGCCGGTCCTTCGGTTTCCACCATGACCAATCCCACGGCCACAGGCGGCGGGTCACAATCAGTTGCGGCTCCCCGATGTTCTCGTGCTGCCAGTTGGCCGGGACGCGCTCATCTTCGATGAGGCTCCCGAAATGCGCGTAGCAAGCAGCCGCGCGCGCCATCTCGCCTTCTGCGTGGCTGTCGTCATGCGCCTCGGTCCAGCCCTCGACGTCCTTCTGCCGCTGGCGCTCCGCGGCGATTTCCTCGATCACATTCATCGTCTCTCGTCTCCTCGTCTCGCGCATCCCATCCGGGGGCGCTGGGGGTCAGGTGGGTGGAGGAAGTAGCTTCGGGCCGTTTTTATCGGCCAGGGCCTCGATCACGCGCGCCCCGCTGGGCGTGCGGACGTGCGGCAGGAACGCGGTGTCTGCGTCGACGAAGCCGGCGGCCATCATCGCGACAGTGGCTTTGATCCAGTCTGCGAGGATCGCCCAAGAGGCCCGCTCGGCCTGCGCGCGAGCCTTCGCTTTATGGTCCTTCTCGCTGGTCCGGGATCTCGAGCCGCGCGGGTTCTCGCGCAGCCAGGCCGCCTCGTAGGCACCGACGTTGATCGGGATCGTGATCTCGCGACCGTGAAGCCGGAACTGGGCGACGATCTGGTCCGCATCGTCGTCCACCATGAACCCGACCGCGCTCGCCCCGACGCTCCGCAGGGTGTCTCGGATCTCTTTCTCGCGGGCCTGGCCGGCGGTCGATGAAGCATAGGGCAGCGCCATCATCGTCTCTCCATCTCTCCTCGCCCCGTCACGGAGCGGGTGGGGTGCGCGATAGGCGCGGGGTTAGGGGGTCAGCCGAAGATCCGAAAACCGAAGAGGCTCGACCGTCGCGCCCTGCTGGCGGCCTCGTCAGCCTCTCGCGTGCGCTGCGCCAGCTTGTCCAAGCACTTCTTCTCGGACCAAGGCGCGGGCCAGTCAGCGGGGTCCAAAGTGACGTTGTTCGGGTGGATCATGCTCACCCCACCACCTTCCCATCTGACCGAAATGACCGCCTCTCCGGTCGCGTTCCGGCCGAAGCCCTCGACGTGGCCTAGCCGCTCGTCACCGTCGAAATCGCGGCGCAGGACAACCGCGCCCAGGCGAAAGTCCATGGGGGTGTAGGTTCGGGTCAT